TGTTGTCAGGTTTCATCGGCATTTGCCACCTTCTGCGTAGCGGGGTGCTGTTGTTGTTTCGGTTGTTGTTTCGGTTATTGCGCTTAGTGCTTTGTTTTTAGTTGGCGCGCAATGTAGACGCTCTCGATCGGCGCATGCTGTTAGCGATGCTAAAAACACCAATAAAACTAGGCTTTTTCTCATGTTGGTACCTCGGGAAAATTTGCAATTTCGGACGGTTGCCACGTTGCGGGGAAGTCGCGCAAGGCTTGACGATAAGCGGCCCATGCGGTTTTATCTGTGGGCGCGTCGCTGTGCATTGTCCAATCGGATTGTGCCAAAAGGATATTTCGTTGGTGTTTCATTCGCGCCGTAAGAATGTCGGGGTTATCTGTTTCGTTTAGTCCCATTTGGTTTAGGTTCATGCTGCCTCGTAGATAAAAAAGAACGAATAATTATAGTTGCCGGGGGCCGTGTTGGTGTTGTTGTAAAAAAGAATTTGGCCTACGGTTGTTGAAGAACTAATTACGGAAAAAGTGTTGCCAGTAATGTTGGCTTCACGACCTGATCCAAGCCCGTAAGGGTTGCCGAATTTTGCTGTAATTGGTAAGTCAAATAACACGTTTCCACTTGCGGTGCCTGAACTAACAATGTCAAGTTGGGCCGAGCCATAAACCAGTTTTCCTATTCGGCCGTATCGGGCCGAAACTTGGTTAGCTATAAACCAAACGCCGCCGCTAGGGCGAAAGTTTGGCGTAAAAGTTTCGTATACCGCGCCGATGCTGTTCATGGTGGCAGCCGTCAATACCTGCCCCGTGGTTAGACCGCCTGTGTATTGAGTTGCCATAGTTAATATCCTAATCTGTTGTTGTCAAGCTCGCCGAACACCGGGATACCTAAACGTAAATAAGCGTTTAGATCAGCGCCCGACACGTAGTAAGTAAACGACGCGCCAGCAGGGCTAGCCGACATAGAAACGCCCTCGATTAAGCAAGTAAACACGGTGCCGCGAAATGTTACGTTTACTTGTGTCCCCACAAAACTGTTAAAGTTTGGGCCGTTGTTCATGCCGTCAAGCTGAAATACGGCTTGTGATTCGGCGCTACACGTGAAACTACTAATAGCAAAACTAGCTGCACCAAAATTGCCTAGTAGGTAGTTGGCAAAGTCTGTAGCGTTGCCGGTGCTGGCGCTTAATGTGTTTACTTGGTATGTCCTAAACGGGGCGCTAGCGCCCGCTTGCGTCACGGTAACAGCTGCGAAATCTTGCGGATCTACCGCGACTTGTGTGTAATAGTTGTCGCCTAAACTGTCAAAAGTAATGCCGTCGTACACTTGATTGTTAATGTTATTGGCCACGTCGCTAAACCCGGTTGTAGCGATGTTTACCGCAAACGGGCTAACGATTGAAACGGTGTCGGTAAATACTGTGTCGTGTAAACGGCTATTGGTGGTTAGTGCGGCTTGTGCTACCCAGTCGCCCCATGTACCACTAATTGTGGTTGGCGCTATAGCTGTGTTCGGGCCTACTTTTTCTACGGTTATGCCCGTCTCTATAGACGCCTCGACACATTGCGACTGCAAGTCTGTATAAGTTAATACGTAGTCCTCGCCTTGCATACGGCCCAATACTGCGAAACTGCCCTCTACCTCAATTAACAAATAGTCGGCATTGCCTACGCCAGCTTGAAACGGTATGCCATACACAGCGGTTACGTTGCTTATGCGGCCTAGCAACATGTCGGCATTTGGGTACGGGTAAATGCTGTTCGTGTTACGTATTCGAATTATTGTGCCGGTAACTAGATCGGCTATAGGCGACACAAAGCCCGTAGGGTAACGCAATTCGACCGTAGCGGTCGTGGCCTGAATGGCCTGTAACTGCGCTTGCCGCCCGGCGTTTATCGTGATCTGTTGCACGTTCGTAAGGTTTGTAAATGTGGTGCCGTCTGTCGAGTAGGCAACGGTGTAGGACTGCAAACCCATAGCTAAAAGATGTTGCTAGTGCGGATAGGTATTGAGCCGTTTTGTCGCATGTAGGTACGCAAGGCCTGTACTACTGCGTTAGGGTCGCCGCCGTTTACTTGAATAGTGACGTTTGTATCGCCGCCGCCAAAATCACCTAAACGGTCTAGGGGAATGATCGCCTCGCTGCCAGCCTCGCCCGCAATAATGCTGGTCGCGCGTGTGACTATGCCACCGTCGGCCATAAGGGTACCCATGCCAAAGTTGATACCGGCTAACGGGTTAAAGTTGCCGCCCATTGTTGCCCCTACATCGGCCGTAAACCCGCTTGTAAGCCCGCCTACGCCTGCTGCGGTGTTTACGGTGCCTAATCGTATGGTGTAGGTATCTATCACGGCTTGTATGCCCGCTACTAGGTTTGTGCCTGCGGTTACGCCCGCTTGGTAAAACTGCTTTGCGCTGTTTACGCCTACGGTGTCTGCGATCGTTTGCACGTCGGCGGTTAGTGCGTTGGCCTCGAGAATTGCCCCGGCGCTGCCTAGTAGTTCCTGCGCTATGGCGGTGCCGCCGTCTACGCCAGCTGCCAACACTTGCTGTAGGGCCGACTCTGAAAGCCCGGCAGCCAACAGACGATTAACGAGTACGCCAAAATCTTTAACTTTATTGGCCTGTATTTTTAAGTTATCTAAAAAGGTTTTTGGCGTTGCTTGTGCGTCGCTTAGTTTCTTATTGGCTACTGCTAGATCTTCGTACGCTTTTGTAAGGCCTTCGGGGTCGCTGTCGGCTATTGCTTTTGCTACTGCCTTTTGTGCTTTTGCTACGTCGTCGGACGCGTCGGCTACGGCTTTAACGTTTTCGGCTGCTGTCTGTTGAGCGTTGCCAAAACTAAACGACGATTTAACAGACTCGGAAACCGATTTAGAAAAACCGTCAAATTTCTTTACGGCTTCGTCAAGTACGCCATTAGCGGTCTCGAGCGCTTTAGCCATTTGATCGCGTAAAGCATCTTTAAGTACAACCAATTCGGCGGCTAGTTTTTTAGCAGCTTCGGCTAGTTTCTTTTTAGCGGCGTCGGCTTTTTTAGTCGCTTCGGTGTTTTTGTCTGTTTTGGTTGTGTTGTCGTCTGTTGTACTGCCTAAGCCTTTAAGCATTTTTTCGTATTCAATTTGCGCGGCGGCGGCTGTCTTAGTGGCGCTGGTGTTGTCTTTGTTTGCTTTAACGGTGCCGCTAATCTTTTTAGCCAATATGGCTAGAGTCGCGGCCCCGGCTATAGCGGTGCCGATACCTATAACGGTTGCGACTTGTACCGCTGTAAATGATGTTGCTAATGCAATGTTGGCCGCTGTAGTGATTGCTGCAATAGCGCTAAAGCCAGCCATAACGCCATTAACTAAAACAATGGCAGCGGCTAGGCCGCCGATTACTACACCCATAGTCACGATTAGCGGGGCGTTGTCGCTGGCAAATTCGGCAAACTTAGATAGCAAACCAACGGCAATAGCCATAACGGGTAAAAACCCTTTACCTATGTTGGTTTTAGCGTCTTTAATTTGTGCCGTTAAAATGCGTTGCTTGTTAGCTGCGCCGTCTGCTGTGCGGGCAAAATCGCCCTGTTGTAACGTTGTTTGCTCGAGAATGATTGCTTGTGCGGCAAGGCTTTTAGTTTGTGGATCTAACGCGTCTTTAGTGGATTTGACTAGGCCTAGCTCTAAAGCCTTTGTACGTAGTGTTGCGTCGTCTAGCAAAATACCAAAACGGCGTAGCGGCTCTGCCTCGCCTCGAAGGCCAGCGCCTAAAGCTAGTACGGCATCTTCGGGGCTTGTGTTGTTAAATGATGCTAGGTCGGTAGCAAGGGTCGTAAACTTTACGGCCATGTTTCCTAGATCGGTGCCGGTCAGGCCAGCTGCGGTACCTAATACGCCAAAAGTACCGGCGGCCTTTAGTGCTTCGGTTTGTGATTGGCCTAACGACGTTGCGGCCGTTTTGGAAAATTCCATAATGGCGGTAGACGCGTCGCCAAAAATTACTTCGCTTTTGCTCGCTTCTTCGTTAAAGTCGCTAGCTAATTTAGCCGCACCAAACGCGGCAACGCCTAACGCGCCTAGCGCGGCGGCGGCTGGTAGAAATGCTTTTTTGAGGGCGTAGCCGGCTTTGGCCGAATTGCTGTCTAGTTTTGCAAATTCGCGGGTCGCTTTATCGAAACCTTTAGTGTCTAGGCTCGACAGAATTGGTATAGATAGTGCCATTATTTGTATTCAATCTTTAGGTTTGTGTTCATTTTGACAGATACCCGACCAATTATTTTGGATAGTTCGCCTTGTACGGCTGGCATGACGGCGACGACGCCCGGGGTAAGCGATCTAGACGCCCGGGGGTTTGGCCCTTCACCTTCGGTTATTAGGTTTGTTACAAATTGTGAACCTTCGCGGATACCGGCGTGATCCCATAACGCGGCTGCGGCGTCCTTTTGTTGGGCAACTAACAACGCGTAGGGGCGGGCGTTGAAATCTACGGTTTGTGTGTAGGCGTTGTTCACCCGTCGGCCGTCAAGTATTAGGGGCTTGTTAAAAGTTACGGTACGTTCACGGCTGGCGCGCTTACCCACAACGGTTTTAACGCCGGCTATAACGTTTTTAATGTTGTAGATAGTTTCGTTACGGCCTTTAATCATTGAGCCTCGAGCCATGCCCGATAGCGGGTAATCCTTTGGGATCATAGAACGCGCCGAGTCTACGACCATGCGGCCCGCGCCCGCTTGAATATCGGTCGTGATTTGGCGTCTAAATGTAGGGTCGAATTTGTTTAACGCGGCTAACGTCTCTTGAATACCGAACACTTGGGCGCTAGCGGCGACGGGCATTAGCGCGCTCTCGTTCTCGGGCTTGTGTGTTCAGAACATCTACTACGGTTGCTAAATCGGCTGCGTCGAAATCTATAGACGGTGGCCAAAAGTGAACCGCTACCAGTAGCTCGGCTAGTTGTCGGCGGTAGCTGCCGACTCTGTAGGGTTTGGGTTTTCACTATCTACAACTTCCAGCGCGGCGCACTCTTTAATAAATTGGTCGAATGAAACCGGTACAACGATATTAGCCATTTTACTAGCTTCGTACGCCATGTACGCTAAGTGTTCCATTGCTACGCCGTTTGCTAGATCGCTGGCGCGCAATTTGTATTTGCGTTCCCATAGCACTACAACCATTAGGTTCGTGGCTACTTCGTATACGCCGTCGTTGCGGGTTACTCGAATTGTTATATTCATGTCGGGCCTTTGTGTAGGTGTTTAGATCAGGATACGTCGAGCGTGTAGACGCCGCCAGTAAAAACTACGTCCATAGTGTTTAGCTCGCCTAGCGCAAAATTGACCGGCAACGACGCAAGAAATGTACCGGTTAAGGTCATGCCCGGGTTAGTAGCCGAATAGGTGCCCGGTGTTGCTGGTGCCTCGGGTGAAACAATAATAGTAGTCGTCGTGCCTACAAGGCCGTTAAGCGTTGCCCATGTTTCGGTAGCTGCAAACGATCCGTAAAACGACAGCGTAACCGAATGATCTCCGAGGCCTTTTACATATTTGTTATCGACATCGCCAAAAGCTGTAGCGGTGAGCTGCGCGTAGTCGATAGAAAAATTAGCTGCGGTGCATTGGTCGGACATATTTACCGAGTTAATTAGTACGTGTGGGTTGCTTAAAAGTGTGCTGGTAGCCATAGGGGTTAATCCTTTGTATCGGTTTCTGTGTCGGTGTCTGTCTCTGTTTTAGCAGATTTGGGGGCTTTAGTGGTGGAACTTAAACCAATAAAGCCGTAAGCAATTAGCGCGTCGATGTTTACGCCGGGTGCTGGCGTGTATTTTGCGCCTACGGTGCCTATGCGTTCTGAAAGAATTACGTACATTTTGTGCCTAACTTGTCTGTGCCTGAATGTTTATATTTAGATCATAGGCGGGTAGCTCTACCCCGCCGATAATAGCCATAGTTGGGCGTCCATCGGTGACACCTACAGAAGCGTTTAAGACTTTGGCCGCTAAATTCATTAGCGAGCGTTGGGCGTCTAGGTTGCCGGGGCCTAATGTGATGCACCGCACCGGGAAGCTCATTTTAACTATGTTGCCGTTGTAGGCCTGAAATGTTGGGGCGTCGATAAAAACGCATGGCGGGACAAGGTTGCGCGGGTCGGTTACAACTTGCAAACCCGAGATAGTGGCAAGTTTCGCCGCTAGGTCGTCTAGGCACTCGTTAAACAGGTCTGTAAAGGCGACTACGGGCATTACGCGAGCGTTGGGCGGTCAATACCCAATAGTTGTTTAATCGTGCCATTAAGGCCGTTGGTGCTGGCGACGCCGTAGCCGTCAAAAGTAGCCATATCTTGTAGCCCGCCGCGCTGGCGGTATAGCGCGCCGCCGTATTGTACTGTCCCAAGTTTTACGGCCCCGTTGGGTACCGTTCCTAGTAGATCCTGATACCCGGCAATTTTGCGGCGAGTAAAACAAAATTCGTTAGCCGCGCTAGCGCATACCGTAAGAAATGCGGCATCGCCGGCGGTTGCTGTTCCAATGCCTAACCAATCCTCAATATCGGTAGCCGTAATCCAAGTACAAGCTACAAGATCATTGGTGACGGTGCCGGTAGACGCGCTGCGTTCTACGTTGTCGGCGGTTAGTGCGTAAATAATTTGGTACGGCACCGGTTGGTTGTAGTCGTACTCTAAATCGCCTTCATTGCTGACGCCGATAAACAAGTATTCGGGTGTTGCGTACACGGTACGCGATCCGTTAAAAGTGGCATTTACCCCGGCGACGGTGACTACATCGCCGGGGTCTATGTCGTGTTGTTCAAGTAACTGTAAAGACGCGTAATTATTTATTAGCGTCTTGAATGTGACCGTGTAAATAGCCATTGGCGGCTAACCGCCTTTCGGGCTAGACGAATTTAACGAATTTTGTAGCGTCGCGCATTGAGCCAGCTGCATAACCTCGGAAGGCAATAGTACGGCTCAAAGATGATGGTACGTCAATCGAAATCGCGCCCTTTGGCTGCTCGAAGTAGTGGTAACCAGCTGCGGGGCCCGCTGCATGTCCCATAAACGAGCCGGGTGCGTTTTTATCTACGACAAGTACAAGACCGAGCGGGTTGCCGTTCCATGTATTAGCCGCTGCGTTGCCTGCTGCGTTTTGTCCCATAAGGTTTGGCGCGCCCGTGTATGGAAATACCGGACGGTTTGAGTCGTCCACCGATGACGAAAGCGCGGCCCAACTGGCGGGCGTTACAAACATGTGGGTAGGCAGATAATTAGACGATGCCGAAATTTGACGGGCGCCGTCGTAAATGGCTGCTACCCAATCTGCACCAACGGCGGTGTCGGCTACGGCGCTGGTTTGTGTAATTGCTGCGTGGCAGTTGTCAATGGCGTAGTTATCGGTTGCTTGTCCGTATGCAATGGCAAGCTGCTCGAGCACGATATTAAGTGATGCGGGATCTGTCCAATCGAGATCCTGCTCGGACATTGTGACGTATGTACCGAATGTAAGTTTAGAAACGTCGGTATTTGACACGGTGACGGTCGAAGGGTCAAGCGTTGTATTTTCGCCGCCTTGCTGCGTTGCGACAGGTCGTACCGTAATTTTTGGAAGGCGAAAGGTAGCGCCTGCGGAAGGCATGGCGCGGGTGCCGATTGCACTAACGAAAGGGCGCACCGGGTTAAGTCCGTCGTACACACTGCCGGTGATGATTTCGGGCAAAATTCCCGGGGTTGAACTGGTGTCGATAAATGGCGCGGCGGCTTTAATTTGCGCGTTAATCTGTGCAAATTCTGACGGGCTAGATGCATAGGCGGCCATGTATTGCGCGGCGCTAGGCATTGTGAAGCGCTTAGGTGCTTCGGCCCAAATTGGCGCGGTTGGTGTTGCTGCTTCTACGGCTGCTACTTCGGGTGTCTTTTCCATTTCGGGGGTTTCCTCGTCTAGTGGGTTTTCTTGATTATTGTCTATTTCGTCGGGGTTGTGGTGGATACTTGCCGACGCGTAAACCTCGGTTATTTTGGCGGCGTTAAATGCCGGTTGTGGCACTAAAGAAATCTCGTCGATTACAGCTGCCGTGATGCGCATAACGCCGGCGTCGTCGGTTGTCCATTGCTGCGGTGAAATACCTACGGAGACATCGAGCACCCCGTCGGCTGAAAGGGTTAATGCGGTATCCCCGAGAGGCGTGGCACTAATGCGGGCACTAAATAGCAATTCGTTAGGGCTCGAGTTATCGAGTTGCGTAACGATGCCGACCGGCTGGCTCGAGTCGTGGAACATGTAAACGCGTGGCATGCGATCAGGGGCGGAAAGGCTGCCCGGCTCAAATAAAACGGTTTCGCCTGAACTTACAGACGCGGTTACGCCGTACGGGGCGGCGATGCCCATAATTACGCGTTGGCCGGAACGGGTGCCGTCCGGTGCTGCTGCGTCTACGGTTACTGCGGTAGCGGTTAATTTAATCATTAGCTCAAAGGTACTCTAACTGTTTCGGTCATTGTTGGCATTTCTTCGGGCATTTCGCTCGAGTAGTCGCCCATGTAATCGGCTGCTAAATAGGCTTTCGGGTTTAGGCGTACATAGGTACCGCGCGGTAATACGTTGTCGCCTGACAGGGTTTGTGAAATGCACTCGCTGTAGGCCTTGCATGCAAATAGCCAAAGTTGCTGGCGGGCGTCTGCGTTGTTTGAGTAGTTGTAACCACCGATAGACAAGTTGCATAAAAAGCCGGGGATATTGGCTAAACGTGACATTTCGAGCGCTTGAAAGTTGCGGGCTTCGCTTAATAGCATTTTGTCCGGTGTTGCGCTTGTTTCGCTGTATGTCAAGTGTTCCGAGATTGCTGCCACGCTGTTAGACATGCGGGCTACGTTAAACGATTGCGCCATTTGCGCTAGTTCTTCGCTACTTAACGGTTGGCCGCCAGTTTGTTTAAGAACGCCGGAAGGCTGCACGGCTACCGCGTTACGGTTAGCAGCTTGCTCGAGCTTTAGCGCCGTGTCAATAGCGCGCGGGGCAACAGTTGTTAAAGCCTGAATAGGGCTAATGAATTGTACGACGTCTTTGTAGTCAAGCGGTAAACCCAA